TCGGTCTTTGTTCGCCATTCTCATACCGCTAGATAATATTTTATTTATCCCCATTAGCTGGCATGAGCATACTAGGATCTAGCCACTACAGCAGCACAGCCCATCTATAGCGATTAGAATATATGTTCTATATGTGGATAGCAGTGATGTATCAATTAGTATTGATATGTTCTCTACTTTACAGAATATACAGACTATAGAGTAGACAGCATAGCAGCACAACATAGCCCATATTTAAAGAGTACCAGGGTATTATAGTACACATTACTTGCTATCTGTTGTTTGTCACTTACTAATATTGTTAGCAACCCCCTTAACTGCTCGTGCCGACCCTCCCAATATCGCGTCAGCCTGATTTACACGCGCGTAAAATCTTTTGATTTTATACCTCTTTTTCTAATTATCTTATTGACTTTAGATAGAAATAGTGTATAATTGATGAAATCCTAAATTTAGTTACATTTATGTTTTGGAGGTTACATGGATCTATATTCTAAATCTTTACTAAAGGGTTGCTTATTGTTTTTACTAGACATCACCGGAATAGGCTCTTTACCCACCTTCGTGGTACTTATTATTGTAATACTAGTGGCTCTACTTTATTGCTTTTTTAAGCTTTGGTCAGTATAAGATGAATGTACCCTTTGATCCAACGAACTATGATCGTGTCTATTGCTCCTTTTCTGGCGGCAAAGATTCAGTTGCTTCTTATATAAAAGTTCGTGAAGTCTTTCCGTCTGAGAAGATTGTTCTCGTCTTTACGGATACTGGTCACGAAATGCCAGAGACGTATGAATATTTGAAGTGGTTCCATACCAATGTATTCCCTGTCACTCGTTTAGCTACCTTTTTATGCAGTGTCAGTGATAGGGGTAGACGACGACTAGGTAATGTACTCTTGGATTGGGATGTACAGGTATCCGAATTTAAAGAGATGGGTATCATTACTATCTTTGATGAGATACGTTATCGTGCCAATAGTAGCCCTGACTCCCCTCCCTGGCCTACCAACGGTATTCGGTACTGTACTACGGCTCTCAAAATCAATCCCTTCCACAAGATGATCCGAGGAGAGGTAGAAAAGATTGGTCGTTCCAGGCTTCTTTTAGTACGCGGTTTGCGCCGAGAGGAAAGCCGTAATCGATCCAATACTCCTGAACTTGTGTTAGATGAAGTTAACAGGGACTTTTACTGGTTTTGGCATCCCGTTTATAACTTGACAACCGAACAGGTATTTGATCTGCATCGGGAGAAAGGTATCAAGATCAATCCTGTCTATGATATTCGAGAACGTTCTAACTGTGTAGGTTGTCCCTTTGCCAATAATAAGGAGATTGCTAAGACGCTCAAAGTCTACCCTATGATTATGGATGAATACGTAGCGATTGAGAAAGAGACAGGCTACACCTGGAAGAACGGTTTGAGTATTGAAAGTCTGGTGGAAGCTTCTAAGAATGGAAACGATCCTGAAGAAGTACCGGATCTTGAACCTGTGGTATCCTGTACCAGCGGATATTGCGATATTTAGTTCATCTGTACAAAATTTTATAGCTCCCTGAAATGGGAGTTTTTTATTCTAATTAGTATTGACATTCCGAGAGAAGCGCTGTATACTTAGTTAACGATTAAGAGGAGATTATTTATGGAAACTTATTATGTCTATAAATGTAAATATTGCGGTAGCACAGAGAAAGTATCATATACCCATCCTGAAGGTACAGATGTAGAAAAACTTCTCTATGATATTCTATTGGCAGATGCTTCTATGCCTTTTACTAATTCTATGAAAGTCAGTGTGCATAACTGCTATGGGGATGGTTCAATCTATGGTATTGCTCATCTGGTAGCGATTAGTAAGAAATAGGAGATAAAACCGTGAAGGTAGTTATTAACAAGTGTTATGGTGGTTTCAGTATCAGTGGTGTGTGTCTCAAACGTATGCTTGAATTGGGATATACAGGCGACTATGATGCAGAAGATGTTGAAAGTGATGATGCCTATATTAGTTCTTTGGAGCGCGATAATCCTTATCTTGTGCAGGCAGTAGAAGAGCTTGGAACTAAGGCTAATGGTCGTTACGCTGAATTGGCTGTAGTGGGAGTTCCAAACGATGTTAAGTGGTACATCTCGGATTACGATGGTATTGAGACTATTCATGAAGAACATGAGACTTGGGGTTAGGTAAATGATTCAAATTCTAGTTGGTTGGCAGAATGTAGCAGAACTCGTTAAGGACTTTGAAATTACTTTAATTGAACTTGAACCTTATGATGTTCTGTTAGGGTACTATAGTTACGAAAACTATAGTGGAGAAGCTTTCGTACTGCTCCGCCATAGAACGACTAATGTTTTGTATGAAGTCAATGCTTCTCATTGTTCTTGCATGGGTCTTGAAGGACAGTTTGATAAAGAGAAAACAACTGTGCAAGCTTTGACCTATCGTATGAATAAAGGCAAGTTAGGTGAATCTTGGAATGGTCCTGGTTTTACGGGTGAATTGTGGTCCGTGATTCAATACTTAGATATTGTGGATCAAGGGCTAACAAACGAGGAAATCATGGACGAATTGATTAAATTGCGCTGTAAAGTAGAAGTTTCCAATAAGCAGTGTAATCAGGCTATGGAAATGGTGAATGAACTATTGTCTGCTATTCGTCATGACGGGAGTTATGAAATTCAGTACAATAAAACCCGTAATGAATATGCCTCTTTATTGCGTAAAATAGGTTCTTAGAGGATAAATGGAAAAATTTAACGTCTTAAATACTGAAGTTATTGTTTTCTTTGCGGATTTCGTTGATATATTGTACGCGACTGCTACCCACTCTAATCGTTTCGCTTTGGGGGAAGTAAGCAAGCTCCTGCAAGATAAGGGATGGCTTTTAGATGAGATGGTCTGGTGTGGGGGTTATTGGTCGCTTACGTTGGTGATGGAAACAACAGCGGAGATAATGTAGTGGATTCGATAATGCGCTTATTAATTGACATGGATCAGGTTTTGTATGATTTTGTAGGAGGAGTGAACGCTAATCTTCCTCCTGATATTGTTCCACAGACAGATCCTAGTATTTATTGGTACTTCAATTTATATCCGACAGAAAAGCGCCCTGCTCTATACTCTATTACGAATAAACCAGGATTTTTTTACAACCTGCCTTTGTACAAAGGTGCGCAGAAGTGTGTATTGAATTTAGCAGAGATGGGATATGACATCTGGTTAGTGTCTACTCCTTTGCGATCAAACCCACAATCAACCACTGAGAAAATAGAGGCTATTGTCAGGGATTTTGGTTGGGCGTGGGCAGATAAACTAATTCTTACACATGATAAGACTTTAATTCGTGGGAGAATTTTAATTGATGATAAGCCTGATATTAGTGGAACTGCTATCCCTACATGGACTCAAGTTTATAAAGATCATGCCTATAATAGAGATAGAGGCGGATATAGAATATATAATTGGGATTTAGTGGAAGTTAAATATGTTTTGGAATCAGTAATAGAGGAGAGTATTTTAGATGAACGAGAAACTTACTAAAGTTATTGAAGGATTAGAGGCGACTGAAACTAGACTAGAATACTCTATTTTAACTGCTATCAAGGTAACTCGTGCGGATCGTGAAAAGACGTACTCACATCCCCTCCTGAATTTCATTACCATAGCAGCGAAGTGGTCATTACGAGGTATATTACAAGGAAAGATTTCTCCACAGCAGATATATACTCCTGTAGATGTGGCGTGGATGGAATTAGATCTTAAAGATGCTCGTTTGATGGCAACAGCCCATAAAGACGGAATTACTGATTCTATTGGATATGTAGATTGCGCAGATCGGATTGCTCAGTACCTTCTTGAATTAGGGTTTGTAACAACCTGGGAACAGGGATACTCTTATTTTGAGGGATGGAATATTTTGGAGTTGGTGGAATTTCTTCCTTTGGTTAAAGAGGCAGAGAAGAAGTATATTGTATCCTTGCAGGAAAAGAAGGTGGACTAATGCTTAAAAATATTCATCATTTTAAAGTACCTGTGCTTGATAAGGGTTATGTCGAAATCCAAGACATGATGGGCGATGATATGGCGATTATCAATGCTGCTAGGACTTCTTTTCTAGGTGAAAGTAAAGATCCAGAAAAGGATAAGAAGTTGTTGTTTTACCTGATGGAAAATCATCACGATTCTCCCTTTGAAATGGTAGAATTTCGCTTTCGAGTACATTGCCCTATTATAACTGCAAGGCAGTGGATGCGACATAGAACCTTTTCTTTTTCGGAAGTTTCCAGACGATATACTGAGGAAGAGATAGAGTTTTATATTCCTGATGTATGGCGTATGCAATCTGCGAACAATAAGCAGGCTAGTGATGGTGTGGTAGAAGATGAAATAAGTTCATCCTATACATCAAAGCTTAAATATACCTGTTCTATCGCTTATGAATATTATGAAAATGCTATAGCAGATGGTATCTCTCGTGAAATGGCACGAATGTTTCTACCTGTCAATCTCTATACTACGTTTGTTGCTAAAGTGGATGCTCGTAATCTAATGCACTTTTTACAATTACGTATGGATGAACATGCTCAATACGAAATTCGTGTCTATGCTGATGCAATCTATGAGAACTTCTTTAAGCCCGCCCTACCCTGGACAGCAGAGGCTTTTGAAAAATTTGTATTGACAAAATAAAGAATTAGCCTATACTTAAATATAATCTGTATAAACTACAGATCACCCCTGACAGACTCCCCTTTCCCAACGAATCGGGAGTTTTTGTTTATTGACTTCTAATTGAAATAGGTATAGAATAAAGATATAATTTAATCAGGAGGTTATAAATGACTAAATGTTATTATGAATGGGTAGAATGTACACCATTTATGTATAAAAAGTGGAGATTTGCTTTCGGTTATCCGTTTGCTGGATCGTGTATTATTATCGGTTGGAAGAATGTCTTTTGGCGTATCTGGTGGAGGCTTTAATGAATATTCTTGATGCTGTTATCGTATGGTTGAAGGATAGTCGTAACTGGAAAAAGACTTTTGATGCACAGTTTAAGGAATACAGCGGTAAGGACAGGGAGCAGGCTATCTCTGTCTATGAGATGTTGAAACTGAATGATTATATCAGTCGATCCTACTTTATTGAAGATTCATTTGTTGCTTACACTAAGACAGATTATGATGTTTTGAAATCCTTTGTAATTGAATGGCTTGACAAAAGTAATTAACTGGTTTATAATTAAATCAACATTGCGCCAACGATCACTAAACGAATAAACTAGGTAATTCCCTTAAAAATAGGACATATGACCAATAATTAATTCGATTAATTCGTGGTAAACTTTTATAAATAATTGTGGAGAGTTTACCGATGCTTAGACGATGGTATCTTTGGCGCAAGGTTTCTTTTAACAAGTTTATGTTTTTAACCACAGGCGTATATGCTTTTAGTAAATCTAGATGGGGATTTTAAATGAACGCTAAAGATGTCGAGTTTTATAATCGAGTAGTTCAGTTAGAGAAGTATATTTCAGCAACTAATTTCAGACTTAAACGTATCTATAAACTCACTGCCCCTAAGATCGATCTGTTCTGGCAAGATGTTTGGGATGAGTTGGGACAGTACGATAAAACGTCTGATATTAAAGTAGAAATATTGGTTGAAGAACGCCTTAAGCACCTAAATAAAGGTTCCAAGAAAAAGAAGGAGATTATCAATGAAGTTTTATCGGATTAGTGTGGATGTAGCGACTGAAGAAGAACTTACTGCTGAAGCGATTATCAACCTTAAGAACGTAGGACCTAAAGTAGATTCAATGGGTGTAGCTTTGGCAAGCGCTGTTTTGGAAATTAGTACTGATAAATTATATTTTGTGGAAGCTGTTGTAGGTGAGATTAAATTTGATGAAAAACCTGATGAAGAAGAAATTCCTGCTACTCCTGTTATTGACTAGTTTGCTCCCTGCCCTGACAGGTTTTATCTATGCTCCCATTGAAGCGAAGAACATTCACCCTGTAGGGCATCTTTATATCCCATCACAGAATATCGATGAAGATATTTATTTCTCCCAATTGTCTAATCGCCAGTGGGATCGTTCAGTGTGGGATGCTGGTCGTGTAGCGTGGTTAGATCAGACTGGTTGGATTGATACTGATTACAACACTGCTCTCGTTTCGCATACTGACGGTCCTCTGCATGATATTCTGTGGATGGCAGTTGGTGATCCGGTATATATCGAAGATGATCAATATATCGCTACGTATATCGTGACAGAGACGATTATTGAAGATGTAAATGATGTTCTGTCAGTCACTAGTCAGACTGGTGGTCCTCGTATGACGATGAGTGTGTGCTTCGGAGTGAATCAACGCTACATAGTACGGGCGGAAAGGGTTTCACTTGAAACTAAAGCAGTTGGATAAATTAAAAATTAATGATGTAGGTCTGACGGATGAACTTACCTCAACTACATTGGTATTGGAACGGGATGGAGAATATATTATGCTGTCTCTCTATCCTACTGTAGCTCCTGAGTATCCAGGCGAAAGTATCCTGCTCTCGAATGAGACAGCTATGAAACTGTATAAACATTTAGGGACTGTTTTAGGAATAACCAAATTTTAGGTAGAATAGTAATACTTAAAGTTTAAATATAGGAGTTTGTAATGGAAAAAGTTTTTGGTGCTTTTCATCTGACGTATGCCCAAGTCGTGCTAATTCTTGGTAAGTTGGGTACTGTGTTGGTGGATCGTCGTTTTCTTGCTGCTGTGGGTACTGTGCTGTTTATGGTGTTCGGTATTCCTGAAGGCAAGTATACGGAAGAAATCACTCAGATTGGTACTTTGATCATGAGCTTGGTGACTGTCCTTTCGTGGACTTATCGTCCTCCTTCCGGCTTGAAGCATAAGGAACTTGTGGAACTTGGTGCTATTCTCAAAGCAGTTGGTGTAATCAACACGACCTACGAACAGAAATAAGAAATCGTTGATTTAGGGTTGACAAAACTCTACTCTTCAATTATAATATAGAGAGTGGAGTTTTTATTATTATACTTATTGGAGATGCTATTGAGAAGCGGAAAAATACCTTTTGCGGTATATGAATATTTGCAGGATCATCCCGATACTACGGGAAGAGAACTAGAAGAATTGGGATTAGTTAACTCTGATCGCAGTGGCAGACGTTTTAAGAATTGGTTTAAGCAGGGTATTGCTACACCTGTTGTAAGCTCCTCGTGTATGGATCAGCTAGAACCAGATATTGAACTAGAAGATGAACTTGAACGCCTGGATGATATGGTAGCTGAACGCCAGAACCAAAATCCAGTGTTCACTACAGATCGTCTAAAGTTTGATGGTACTGGTCCGGTAGCAGTGATGTTCGTCTCTTGTATCCACTTGGGAGGTCGCTACACTGCTTATAAGCAGTTTAGAACCATTCTGGATCAAGCTCTCTCCCTGCCCCGCGTGTATTGGGCAAGTCTTGGGGATGATATTGAAGGCTTTCTTTCGCAGTTTCCCGATGCTCAATCTGTCTCAGAGCAGTTGTACCAGCTAGATAATCAATTTATTCTGATCGAAAAGTTGTTAAACCGCCTAAACGAAAATAACCGTCTGCTGTTCGGGATGGGATCACAGCATGGGGGTAAATGGCTCTCGAAACGTTGGGGTATGAATCCTATCAAGCGTATGTTTACAGATCGTGGCAGACCGTATTATGATGGCATGGCTTATCTCAAGTTTGATGTAGGCGATATTGATTATAACGTAGCGATTGCACACACCTTTTCTGGTGGTAGCGCTTGGAATGATTTACATTCCCAGACTAAAGCTTTACGTTTTAACTTCCCCAATGCTGATGTAGTCGTGCAGGGCGACAAACACAAGTATGCTGTCAGTGAAGTTCCGGCCTATGATTGGGAATATGAGATAGGCAACCGTAAATCAAACCGTGCTTTGCTCTTGCAGGCAGGAACAGCTAAAACCGGACCTGATCCGTACACGATTCTGAATTGGAGTAAGGGCCAATTGGGTTGGCCTACAGTCGTGTTCTATCCTGATACCCATAAAATCAAGTGGAGTTGGGATCTGAATGATGTTAAGGAATGGCTTAAATGAATTGCCCTAACTGTAATACGTGTTTGTATGTCAAAGCTTTTCATGATTTTATGGATAGTATTTGGTACGAGTGTAGTTATTGTGACATTATTTTCAAAGTCAGGCTTAAAACACCGAATAAGACGATTACTACTCGCATATTATATTCTGAAATGGTGGAGGATTAGATGGGTTTTTGTTCCGGTACTGATATTTTTGATCCGGTTGTTGAGACTGTTTTAGATACGACCTTGAGTGATGAAGATAAGTTTATTGTGATTTATGCTTTGGCTGATTCTCTTGAAAATCACGATTGGGATTGCCAGTCAGATAGTTATTTTTACGATCATCCGGTAGTACAGCGGGTTATGCAAGCTCTTCATCCTGATTGGTTTGAGGTAGAATAATATGCCTCCTTATGTGATAATTAATCAGGAAGATATTGAAGATTTTTACACTGAAGTAGATAGTTATTTGAATATGCGCGGTGGTCTTATTTCTAGCGCTGTTTTGTTTAGTTATGCTCACCCCCTAGTGCATTTTTATAATGAAGATCTGGCTAAAGAGACTATAGAAGAACGATACGAGAAGTCAGGAAAAAAGCTAGGTAACAGATATGATTTATGGAGAAAGAAACTTGGAGATTAGAGATCTTGCAAACCAGACAATTGAATATGTTGAGCAGTATTATCATAAGCACAAACGAGAAGGTTTAAAGCCTGCAATTTGGGACTTGATTCTCACTATTCGCTATTTGACACATGAAGTTAATGCCACAGAAGAGAGAATTAAACGAGCGGAAAAGGCCCGTGGGGAACATCGTTTAGATTGTGATGCTTATGGGTGTAATAAAAAGGCAGTAATTATCACTAGACGATACAACAAAATTTATTGTGCCTTTCATGCCGGTGAAAACGAGTTTTGTCCATATTGCGGTAATGATTTAAATAAGCATGATTATTGTTATACTTGTGACGAATACTATCATTCAGAGGATTATGCAGATCAAGATTTTGAGGTAGATGATTACGATAGAGACTTCAAGCATGATGAACGTTAGATAACACAGATTAAATTAACCCCTCCAAGCGAGGGGTTTTTTGTTTCTATATGGTGTGTCCTATAATACGCTTATTAAGGAGATGTGAGTATGCCTTATAAGTATAAGAGCTTAGGTAAACGCAGATTTATGGCGGGTAGCGGTGTACGCTTCATGAAAGATGGACGTGTGCGCTGTCAGGCTGTTTGCAGGCGTATCTCTAAGGCCCGACGAAAAGTAGATCCTAATTTTAAAACTAAGGATTTATGGCCTGAGTATCAATGTAAACTCGCTGCTCGTAAGGGTTATTATGTCTGTGGATGGCATGGAGCAGGCAGAGAAGGCGGTCCAGGACCGGGGAGAATAGCAGGTATGGCGAAGAAACCTACCGATTTTATTAAAGATGATTTGAAAGATAAGTATCGCACGTTCGCAGAAGATCCAGAACTGTTTAATATGCGCCATACAGCCTCACTCATGCAGGCGCGTAATGCGGAACTTCTGGAAGATTTGTCTGAAGGTGCTTTGTCTCACCCCAAGAAAGTTGAATCTTTGCGCAAAGGATTAGACCTGATTGAAGCAGGCGATCCCATCAAAGGATCTAAGATTATCCGAGAAGTAATTGACTCTCTGGATAGTGAACGTTTGGCATGGGAAGAAATACGTAAAAATTCTACTGTGTTTAAAGATGTAACCAATGCAGAAATTAACCGTGTGAAGGAAATGCGCCTTGCTATGAACCAGGATCAGGTATTCTCCCTGATTGAACGTTTGGGAGATCTGGTAGTTAAGGCAGTCACAGAAGGCGTAGATATTCCAAGAGAAACTCAACAAAGAATATTACAGATTGTAACAGGTGGCATACATGACCTTGTTGGAACAGGCTCTAGAACGCTTCTCGAATCGTCTAACAACGGTAACAGAAAAAATAACGGAAACTCCTAGTCAATGGATTGAAAAATACTTCTACGTACCAGATTCGCGAGATCCAAAAACTGATGAGAAGTTAGGTAAAGGACCGCTACGTTTAGCAAGTCACCAGAAACATATCATTGACGAGGCTTTATCTAAAAATCCTGATGGAACATTTAAATATTCCACAGTAATTTATTCTGCCCCTAAAAAGTCTGGTAAATCTGCTCTAGCTTCTGCTGTTACTCTATATTTTGCTTATCACAATTCTGATGGAGATGTGTATTGTTTGGCTAATGACAAAACACAATCTACAGACCGTATTTATTTGCCAATTCGTAAATGTTTCCGTATTCACAGGGAATTAGGCGGAATATTTAGTGATATTAACCCTAGTTTGACAGAAGTTACTCTACCCAACAATACTAAAATTCGCGCTATTCCTTGCGATGCAGCGGGTGAAGCAGGCTCCCAACCTTTGTTAAGTACATGGTCCGAGCTTTGGGCTTTTGAAACAGAGAACAAAAGACGCTTGTGGACTGAAATGACTATTCCCCCTACCCTAGAAGGTTATGCTATGCGATGGGTAGAAAGTTATGCAGGGTTTACGGGTAAATCCGAACTATTAGAGCAGTTATATAACATGGCAGTTAAACAGGGTGAACCACACCCTGATTTTGACTACCTGATCAATGAAGGCAAACCAGCGGTCTTTGTCAATGAAGCGGCGGGTATCTTCTGTTATTGGGATGAAGTACCTCGTATGGTATGGCAAAGTCAGCGTTATTATGCGCAACAGTCTCTAACCCTGCAACCTTCTGAGTTTTTACGCATTCATCGTAATCAGTGGGTATCCCCGGTTGATAGTTTTATTCAGCCTGAAACATGGAACTCCTGTAAGAAAGATCTAGGACTAATTCGGGATAAGAAAACTCCCGTGATCCTGGGTGTTGACGGTGCTATCTCGAATGACTATGCAGCGATTGTAGGCGTCACTCGTGATCCTGATGATAATGACAGTGTAGCAGTAAGATTCTGTTATATTTTCACACCGCAAAAAAGTGGTGGTACAATAAAGATTAGTGAAACTGTAGAACCTAAAATACGTGAGTTGTGTAAACAGTATAATGTGTTGTGTGTAGCCTATGATAAGTACCAGTTAGAGGATATGGCACAGCGCTTACGTAAAGATGGTATTGTGTGGATGTACTCGTTCAACCAGCAGGGAGATCGGGCGGTAGCAGATAAGGGTTTATATGATCGGGTTATTAACCATCGTATTTATTGGGATGCGAATGGCGACGGTCTGGATAAAAACGGTGATCTGCCTTCCCTGTTTCAACACATCACCCAAGCGGGTACAAAGACTGATAATGGTAAGATGCGCCTAGAGAAACTTACGGACTCTGCCAAGATTGACGCGGCGGTAGCGTTATCTATGGCGACTGAAAAATGTATGAACTTAAATATAGATAATCGCGAAAGTAAGGTAAATCTTGCTGAAAAACTTAGGAGAGGAACCTTGACAGACGACGATATAAACCGATTAGTCGAGGGAAATTATGCCAGAAAATAATCAGCTTGCCATGTTTAAAGAATACGATCAGCGGATAGTGGATAGTTCGGTTATTGACTTCCCTAAACCGATGGAAAGATCGGGTGTTAACCGCTATATCCTGTCGGTTGCAAGCATGGCTGATGATATGCTGCCCTGGTCTACGATGCCCCATGCACGGGATAGACAGCTACGTAAGTTCTGGCCTAGTGAGCCTATGATGGCAAGCGCTGTCTATGCTTCCACTGCACGAGTATCTAGCTTTGAGTGGGAGATTATACCTGCTGATCCGACTGTACGTAAGCCTAAGAATACTATTCGGGCAGTGACTAACATGCTCCAAAACTCAGATTTTGGGGATGGTTGGGTGAACCTACTCAATAAAACGTTGCAGGATATTTACACTCAGGATAACGGCGGATTTTGGCACTTAGTACGAGCAGAGGATCGACCTGATTCGCCTGTGTTGAATATCGTTCATCTTGATTCTGCCAAATGCGAACGTACCGGAAACTTCAAATTCCCCGTTGTTTATACAGATCGTTGGGGTAAAGAAAAGTGGTTGAAGTGGTATCAGGTACTCACGCTTGAAGAATTTCCATCGGCTGAAGAAGATGGTTATGGTGTGCAGTACAGCGCGATCACGCGCGCATTACGTGCTGCTCAAATTCTGAGAGATATTGAGATTTATAAACATGAAAAAGTAAGTGGTCAATTCTCCCGCGCTATTCACTTGGTATCCGGTATTACACAGGGAGAGATTGATGATGCTAAGGTAGTTTCGCGGGAACACTCGTTAAATATCGGAGCTTTGCGTTATTCAGAGCCTATTATCATGCCCGGTATGGACCCAACAGCGGGTATTGATGTTAAGACAATCGATCTTGCCTCTCTGCCCGACAGCTTTGATGAAGATAGCACTATGAAGTGGTACGTAGCACAGTTAGCTATGGCTTTCGGTGTTGACTATCAAGAGCTTGCTCCTCTTCCTGGTGGTAATTTGGGTAGTTCGCAGCAGTCAGAAGTTCTGCACATGAAAACGCAGGGTAAAGGTCCGGCGTTAATCATGAAGATTGTAGAGAACGCGATTAACAACAACGGTATCCTGCCTAGAACAGTGAAGTTCCAATTCAAGATGCAAGACTTACAGGCTGAACGCAGTAAGGCAGAGATCGGTTTCTTGAGAGCAAAGGATCGTGTTCTGCGGGTTAAGAGTGGCGAACTGGACTTGAAAGCAGCGCGAGAATTAGCGGTCTTGCATGGAGATCTGCCTGAGTATATGGCAGACGAAATTACCGCGCGGATTGGGAACGAACCGCCTGCCCCCACTCTACCAGGAACAGCAGGACAGAATGAACTAGGTGCTGATCAGATTACGAGTGGGATTGAGAGTCAGGATGAGCAATCAGACTCCGCTGATTAAGATTGAGCCTATTCTACCTAAGAAGAACTACCCTGCTGGATTGATGGACGTTCTAGCGGTAGAGATACGTAAGTCGCTCATGACACAGGTTAAACCGCTGTTGCAGTCAGCACAGCAGAAGCGTATCCAGAACTGGAAAACACGACCCACGTTTAACGGATTGTATCGCAGACCGAACAAGGATGAGTTTCATTTAGTCATGAACTTATCTGGTTCTAAGCAGGCTAAAGAACGCTGGACATGGGTAAGTCTAGGTACGAACAGAGAAGGTAAAATAAAGGCTAGACGTGCTACGATCATGAAATTTAAGCGCTATAAAGCTGCTACCGCTCCTGGGAATGTTTATGGACGTTATCACGGGCGATCTTGGAATAAAACTGTTTACTATAAAAAAGAAGTAAAAGCCTCAAGCATCAAAGCAAGAGAATTTGAAACACATATTATTGATGAGAATACTAAAGAAGTGTTTAAACTTATACAAAAAGCAGTAGATAATGCGGTAAGGAGTTATGATTAATGCCCTACATGATGGAAGGTAATTGCGTATTTAAGAAAAACCCCGATGGTTCCAAAGGCGAATCAATGGGATGTTCGGATAATGAAGAAATGGCGCGTAAGCATATGGGAGCGCTGTATGCTGCTGAGAAAGGCAATGCAGTAACAGAGATGGACTTTGATGAGGACGATATGATGAATAAAGCTTTCAGTGTATCGTTCAAGCAGGATGCTAACGGTCAATGGTGGTTTATTGGTATGTATTCCAATAAATTCAAAGATCGTGATGAGGAAATTATCTCTGAGGCGGCTCATAAAGAGTATGCACAGTGGTTAAAGGAAACAGGTGTCAGACCTCAGATTACCTTGTATCACCAGCCACAGAAACCGGGTTTCTGGTCTATCGTGATGAAAGCCTATGAGATGGGCTTGATCAAGACCAAGACTTTGAACGCTCTGATGAAAGATTTCTATAAGGAATTTGCCATTGCAGAAACAGAACGGGTGATTCCTGCCAACGGGTTTAATGTTGTCGTTGGTAAGGTGTACGAGCATCGTATTAAGAGTATTAAGTATATGAAAAGCGCTGATCTACAGTGGGGAATGTCGCACGGTTTTGTTACATTAAATAACCATGAT